CATCTGCACCGTCAAGCCTTTGGATTCTGGGTCTGTTGTGTCCGGAACAGCATAGCCCCGACTTGCCAGTTCGGCAAGAAGCCGTTCTGTTTCCTTATGGTCGGCTTGGTCACTGATTTCCAGATCACCGGACTTGGTAACGGTGTAGCATTCCCCGATTTGGTAGGCACAGGTGGGCATGAATTGATATACTGCCGGAATGCCGATAATCTCACTGATGGCTTTCACCAGTTCCTTTCGATTTTGACTGTGATAAGTAATGGTCATGTGAAAAACTCCTTTCTTTCGGCGTTTTTGCTTTCGCCATGACACATATTAACTCTTTTTTCCACAGATAGCAACTGTGAGATGTGTAGAATGTTTCGGCGGTCATTTGTGAGAATCAGACAGATGCGATTCGTTCTTCTGCTTTTTTGCAATAGACTGGATTCAGTTCAATTCCGATACACTGCCGATGCAGTCGCTTGGCAACTGCACCAGTAGTTCCGCTTCCGAAGAACGGATCAAGAACCACACCATCTTTTGGACAGCCTGCCAAAATACAGGGTTCTACCAACTGCTCCGGAAACATAGCGAAATGTTCTCCCATGCGGTAAGAGTTGGTGCTGATATTCCAGACATCTCGCTTGTTTCGCATGGTTTTTCCCTGCATTCGTTCGTTGTAATCTGTCCCATTGATGCCCTGTTCCGAAAATTTGCCATACTTGTTTCGACCAGAGCGACCACGAGCGTATCGCTTCAGGCTGCTCTCTGCTGTTGGTTCCATAATTGCTGCTGCATTGTAGTAATACCGACTGGATTTTGCAAGCAGGAACAGATGTTCATAAGACTTTGTGGGGCGATCTTTTACACCTTCCGGCAGACAGTTGATCTTGTTCCAGATAATGTCCGAACGGAGATACCAACCATCTGCACGAAGGGCAAACGCCAACATCCATGGAATTCCAATCATATCTTTTGGTTTGATGGCATTCCATGTAGTTGGCATAGCAGCTGCAGCACTATCCGCCGGAATTTGATACGAATGCTTACAATGCGTAGGCTTTCGACCGATTCCTTTTCCGCTTCCGGCATAGCTATCGGCGATGTTCAACCACAAAGTTCCGTCTGGTCGAAGCACTCGCCGTACTTCTCGAAATATGGCAGTCAGCTTTTGTATATACTGTTCTGGAGAATCTTCGATTCCAATTTGACCAGCATTGCCGTAATCCCGCAAGCCATAATAAGGTGGGCTTGTGACACACATGGAAACGCTGTCATTTGGAAGTGTTCGCAGTCCTTCCAAGGCATCTGCACAGAGAATTTTAATCATCGGGAAGTTCCACTTCCTTTACCAATTCAGAATATGCAATCTGCTTTCCATCCCGCACGACATACACATCATCGGAATTTCCGTCATGCAGCTTGATGTAACGTTCTACTGCCACATCTACAAACTTCGGTTCCAGTTCCACACCGAAGCACACACGATTTAGCTGCTCGCAGGCAATTAATGTAGAAGCACTTCCCAGAAATCCATCCAGCACCATTCCATTTGTCTGCGTACACTGGGAAATCAGATAGGCGATCAGCGGCACCGGCTTACTGGACGGATGTCCGCAGCCGTCCTCTTTGCTGTTTTTAATGCGGTCAAACTCAAATACGGTTTTCTGTTTCTGGTCACCATACCAGATATGCTTTCCGTCTTTTCTCCAGCCCCAGATAATCGGTTCATGGATATACTTCCAGTCGGTTCGGGTGAGAACAAGACGGTCTTTCTTCCAGACAAGTCCTGCACCGACCTTGAAGCCTGCATCTTCATATGCATCATGAAATACACGTGCCTTGGAGGTGGCATAAAACACATAAATGCTTGCATCCTTCGCCATGGCATCTTTGAATCTCTCAAATGCAGATTTCAGAAACGCATATCCTTTTTCATCATCAAGGTCATCATTTTTGATTTTGCCTGACGTGCTTTCCAGATTGACAAGATACGGCGGGTCTGTGCAAACAAGATTTACTTTTGTGTCTCCAAGAAGTGCTGTATAGGTTTCCGGCAAAGTGGAATCACCGCAGATAACGGTATGCTTTCCAAGATGCCAGATGTCACCTGTTTTGGATTTGCAGGGCTTTTCCAGTTCTGCATCTACATCAAAATCATCCTGTTTTGCTTCATCACTGTTAATGTCGAAAAGGTCAGCGATTTCAGATTCATCGAAACCAGTCAACCCAAGGTCGAATCCGAGCTCCTGCAGTTCCTGCATTTCAACGGACAGCAGTTCTTCGTCCCAGCCGGCATCCAATGCCATCCGGTTGTCAGCAAGAATATACGCTTTCTTCTGTGCTTCGGTCAGATGGTCGGCATACACACAGGGTACTTCTGCAATACCTTCTTCTTTTGCGGCTTCAATTCTGCCGTGACCGGCGAGGACGTTATATGCCTTGTCGATAATGACGGGATTGACAAATCCAAACTCACGCAGAGAAGAGCGAAGCTTCAGGATCTGTTCCTTGTTGTGCGTTCTGGCGTTGTTGGCATAAGGCACTAACTTGTTGATGTCAACAAGCTGAAATTCTTTGGTCGTTGTCATCTGTGATTCCTCCTCTGCTGAATTCTGAGCATACCTCTTCGGGCGGCATCCATATTGCCTTTGACAGCCTGTCCTTTGATTGTGCGATATTGCTGTTTGGTCATGTTATTTCTCTGCTGTTTCAGTTCTCTCCAGAATTGAACATCTGCTTTCATGTATTTCTCACTTTCTGCTGCTCAGAAGCTGTTCCATCAAATCATCCTGCGGTGTGCCATCAAATTTGGTCGTACAGTTCTGTTTCACAATATCGAAAATCTCATACCAGAGCAAATTTGCCTGTTTCTGAAATGTCTGGCTCATCTGCACAAACGGAGAGGCGATAACGCCGCCCGTGGTCGGGTGCTTTCCCAGCAGTCCATAGGTACTGAGGGCTTCTTCACACTGTACAAATCGGGCAAATGCCTGCGAATAGCTTTCCAGCAACCGTTTGTTGACGTGCTTTTCACAGCCACGCTGTTTCAGCCAGAGCCACGTTTCTTTGTACACAATGTCTGCTCCCAGCGGTTTTCCGTTCTTCTGCTGGGCAGACAAGTATGCACTGGGGCTTGGCATATCCGCACCGGTCAAATCAGCGGCATCGTCCAGATCAGCTGCGTCCAATTCCGGAGCATGAAACTCCATAATATCTGCATCCTTGCCCTCTGCGATTTTGTCGGAGAGGGCTTTCGGCTTATCGCCTGCACGAACTCGTCTGCCGCCTCTTCTTGTACCGTCCTTTGCCATCTGATTTCACCTGCCTTTTGAGAGAAAAATAGCCGAAACTGCGTAGGTTTCGGCTTGTCTGCATATTTTCAGGGTTAATCCCCCGTTTGAACCTTGGTTTTCGTGCGTGAGAGGGGGCGCCGGTCTGTAAAAAATTCACAATTAGAGATTTTTATCCCCCCACCGGCAACATTTCAGGCACAATCAATACCGATAGACGGGATTTCGGTCTTCCGTCCATGTCTTGCGGTCATGGCAGGGCTTACAGAGAGCCTGCCAGTTGCTTTCATCCCACATCAGATGCGGATCACCACGGTGAGGAATGATATGGTCGACCACGGTCGCTGCCGTGAACCGCCCCTGTGCTTTGCACCGCACACACAAAGGATGCCGGCGGAGATACGCTTTGCTCAGCCTCTGCCACCTGCTGCCGTAGCCACGCTTAGCGGCAGACGGTCGGTCTGGGTGCAAGGACTGGTGCTCTGTACAGTACAAGCCGTCTGTCAGATTGGGACAGCCGGGGTGCTTGCATGATTTCAGTGCCTTCCACGGCATAAGGTTCACCTCCGGATACAAAAAGCCGCCTCGGATGATTCCATGGCGGCTCTCGTTTTATTCTTTGCTATGATACAGTATAGCATACCATAAAGCTCTTATCAAGTCTTATGAACTCTGATGAACTCTTAACTTTTCAAGTGCTTTATTGTGGAGGTAGTAAATATGCTGTACGCTATAGTCTAATTCACTTGCCACCACTTTCCATGGCTTAAACTCCAGATACCGTTTTGTAAGAAGATCACGGGCATCTGCATCTGTGACCTTCTGAATCTGTTTCCACATTTCATGCATCAAATGTTGAAGTTCCATTTTGGTTTCTTCGATTTCTTCTTCCAATGACAAAATTTTTTCTACAGCAATTTCCATCTTGTGTGGTTCTGGAGAAACTGTTTTAGGGGAATCTCCACCTTTTCCACCTATACCCTCAGCAGATTGTCGTATGCAATCGATCTCATGCTCTTTCCGAAAGATTCGGTGGCGGAGGCGTTCTGCCTCTTCCATGTATGCTTTTGGATTCATGCATTTTCCTCCCTCACAATTTCAGCACGCACAGCAGTCATCAAAGCGGTCTGGGTTTGTTCTTTCTGGATCAGGGCTTTCAGGATGCGTTCGTCAATCGTATCCTTGGTGATGAGATGTTGAATGACAACCGTTTCGGACTGCTGCCCCTGCCGCCACAGTCTGGCGTTGGTCTGCTGGTAGAGTTCCAGACTCCATGTCAGCCCAAACCACACCAACACATTTCCGCCTGCCTGCAAATTCAAGCCATGCCCGGCAGCGGCTGGGTGCAGCAGACCAACTTGCAGCCTTCTGGCATTCCAGTTCCGGATACTGTCGGAGGATTGGATTTCCTGATAGGAAACATTCAGTTTTCGCAGTCGCTCTTGAATCCGCTCCAAATCATGCTTGAACCAGTATGCCACCAGAACGGGCTTGCCGTTGGCGGCTTCTATTAAGTCTTCCAGTGCATCCAGCTTTCGGCTGTGAATAGGAATCACTGTTCCGGTGTCGTCATACACTGCACCATTTGCCAGTTGGGAAAGTTTGTTGCTGAGAGCGGCAGCGTTGGCAGCAGTAATCTCGGCGTCCTGCATCTCCAGAATCAGTTCAGACTTGAACCGCTTGTAAGTTTCTTGCTCCGTGTCGGACAGCTGCACGGGATATTCGTTGGAAAGTAATTCCGGCATGTGCAGATGGTCGAGGGCTTTCATCGAAACGGTGATGTCCGATATTTTTTCGTAGATCCGTTCTTCTGCATCGGGCAGGGGCTTGTAGGAATACACGATATATCCGTTCTGCTTGTCCGGCTTGAAGTAGGCATTCCGGTACTGCCCGATGAATCTGCCAAGCCGCTGCCCCATATCCAGAAGACGAAACTCTGCCCATAAATCCATTAAGCCGTTGCTGGCAGGCGTTCCAGTCAGCCCGACGATTCTTTTCACTTTTGGTCGAACTTTCATCAGTGCCTTGAAGCGTTTGCTCTGATGGTTCTTAAACGAACTCAATTCATCAATCACCACCATGTCATAATCGAACTTCGTGTTGTTGACAAGCCAGTCGATATTCTCCCGGTTGATGATGTAGAGGTCGGCAGGAGCGTTCAGGGCAGCAAGGCGTTCTTCCTCTGTGCCGACCGCTATGCTGTATCGCAGCGGTTTCAAGTGCTCCCATTTTTCAATTTCAGCAGACCATGTATCACGGGCAACTCGCAACGGTGCAATAATCAAAACTTTTCTGACCGTAAACAGATCAAACATCAAATTGTGGATTGCGGTCAGTGTTGTTATGGTTTTGTCAACCTAAGCCCATGTCAAGGAAAAGGGCTGCTGTCTTATGTTTCTCTATGAACTTAACTGCATATTCTTGATAATCATGAAGCTTCATTACTCATCACCTCTTTTATGATTTTATCGATGTCCTCACAAGCATCCAAGACATAAACCAGAAAACCCAATCGCCTCAGAAGTTTATGCCGGGAAAGTTGAAGCGGTCTGGGTTTCTCTCCGGGTGCTTTCACTTCCACAAAAGCGATCCTGCCGCCGGGCATCAATACGATACGATCTGGAACTCCTGCCGTTCTGGGAGACGTGAATTTCCAGCACACACCGCCATTTTGCTTTACTGCCTTTGTGAGTTTTTCTTCAATTATTTTTTCTCGCATGGGAGTACATACACACTTTCACCATTTTTCATAGCTTCAGTTATTTCATCAAGAACCCTTGGGACATCATCTATTTTGGCAAGAGTTCTTTTTTTCCTATCGGTCATAATCACAAGATTTTCAGGATGTAATGTGTCCTGATAGAGTGCATCAAATTTTTCAAGGTTAACCAAAAGATTATTTTTCTTGATCCACATAATGTTTCCTCCTAAAAAGTACGCAATATGGGAATTGTGCCGCTCGTAGCCGGTCATTTACAAACCTTATATATAGAAGAAATTTTTACTTTTTTCTCGCCTGCGTAAAGACTGTATATGACCGGCTTACACCGGCACACTCCCGATTTTTGGGGCTTTTTTCGTATTTTTGTGCCGGTCAAGTTAGTCGAGGATGCCATAAGTCAATTGAATTCCAATGATGTATTTACCATCCCTCATCTTTTTTCTCTTGTATCCTGCCTGTTCCAGAGCCGCATAAAAATCAGAGGTACTGCGGATGTATTCACCATTTTCAATGCAGTATTCTCTGTAGTTGTTGTAAAGTTCACCGGATTTCTCCTGATAGCTTCTATTCACGATACAGCATTCATTGATGAAGTTTCCAAGCCAGTCATTGCCTTCCCGATAGGCTCCGATTGCATCTAAAACACACTGCGGTCTGTTGATCTGATAGTTTGCCGCAATCACCTTTCTTGCACCCTCAATCAGCCAGGAAAGCACTGCACCGCCTGCGTTATCCACAAGATGCTGCGTATAGTTTTTGATGTCCTTAGAACCCTGAATTTTTGCGTGAAATGGAATGACAATCAATCTCCGCCATGTGCCATCATCCGATGCACCAACCTTCGGAAGATGATTGGTATACAGCACCAAAGTATGTGAAGGTTCAAAGTGGAATGGTGCTTTGAATTTCTTTTCGGCAAAAATCGGGTCGGTCGAGCACAGCTGCTTGACGACACTGGTATTCAGCCGCATCCCTTCCTGCAATTCTGCCGCAATAATCATCCGCTTTCCCTTGAGTTCCGCCATCTCCGGCTTCACGTTTCTCTTGCAATTGACGGTTAGTGCGTCCGCTGAAATGTTGCCGCTGTAACTTCCCAGAACCTTGTAGATGACATTCCAGAACGTTGATTTTCCATTTCGTCCGTCACCGTAGGCAATAATCATCGCCTCCAAATATACCTTGCCCACAATACAAAGTCCGCAAATCATCTGCACATAATCAATCAAACTCTGGTCACCACAAAAGAACAGCTGTAAGGCATCCTCCCACAAATCCTTACCAGCATCACTTGGAACAACCGCCGTCACTTTCGTTAAGAGGTCGGCAGGATCTGTAGGCTTCCAGCCATTCAATCCTTCGGGCAGATAATACGTGCCTCCGGGGG